ATGCCACTCACAGACCTTGAAATCAGGCGCTCTAAGCCACTGGATAAGCCCTATACACTCAACGATGGTAACGGGCTTTCTCTTCTCATTGAGCCGAACGGATCGAAGGGGTGGCGTTTCCGCTATCGGTTTGATGGAAAGCCGAAGATGCTGTCGCTTGGCACGTATCCGCTTACCTCTCTTACCGAAGCCAGACAAAAGCGGGATGAAGCCAAAAAGCTGGTGGCCGCGGGTATCAACCCCAGCGATGTGCGAAAGAGGGATAAGCAGGACCGACAGAACGAAATCAGCAATACCTTTGAGGCTATCGCCCGCGAATGGTACGAGAAGCGTATCGACCGGTGGTCCGTCTCATATTCGGAGGAAATGCTTAAGACGTTTGAGACTGACGTTTTCCCGTATATCGGCGGCCGCCCCATCGCAGACATTAAACCGATGGAGTTGATGGGAGTTCTGTCTCGCCTGGACGAGCGAGGGGCAACGGAAAAACTGCGGAAAGTACGGCAGCGCTGCGGCGAGGTCTGGCGCTATGCCATCGTCACTGGTCGGGCGGAGTATAACCCCGCGCCGGATCTGGCTAGTGCGTTTTCTCCCCATAAAAAAGAGCATTACGCCTTTTTGAAGACCGAGGAGTTGCCGGAATTTTTCAGAACGTTAAATACATACAGCGGCAGTATCGTGGTAAAGCTGGCGATGCGCCTGCAGGTTCTTACCGGTTTGCGCCCCGGCGAACTCAGGCAAGGGAAGTGGTCAGAGATAGACTTTGATAAACGCATATGGGAAGTGCCACCAGCCAGGATGAAGAAGCGGCGCCCGCATTGCGTGCCGTTATCAGACCAGGCCATTGCCATTCTGGAGCAACTAAAGCCGATTACCGGCCAATATATTTTTATCTTCCCCGGCCGTATCCATCACAGCAAACCCATGAGCGAAATGGCGATGAACGTACTGATCCGTCGCATAGGTTACGCAGGCCGCGTAACCGGGCACGGCTTCCGCCACACCATGAGTACCATCTTGCATGAGCAGGGTTACAACACCGCCTGGATTGAAACGCAGCTGGCACACGTTGATAAGAACTCCATCCGCGGCACCTACAACCACGCTCAGTATCTGGATGGCCGTCGGGAAATGCTCCAGTGGTATGCCGACTATATGGCGGCTCTTGAGAATGGTGAAAATGTGGTGCATGGCTCGTTCGGAAAACGTGCCTGACTGGATGCATAGACAGTATATACAGACGATAGTAGACTTAGGTAGACGAACAAAGAATAGGCTATGTCTAGGCTGATCCCCGAAAACCCGTACACCTCTGCGGGCTGGCATAGCCGCCTAAATCAGAGGGCGTGAGGTGGCGTTATGAAACGAAATTTAAGGTCTGCTGACGAGATAGATCAAGAAATTGATCAGGTTTCAAAAACAATTACCGAGGGATATGACTTCTTTAATTACTTAAGAGGATTTGATTTCGGCGTTAAAGATGTGCTCAGTTCCATCCATGTCAATAAATATGATGAGTCCACCCAAAATTATGATGGACTTCAATTCTACATAGCCTTCAAGAAAAGAGTGGAGATGATACACTCTTTAGAATATGCAAGATATCTTGAGGGGGAAGAGTATAAAGAGTATTTAGATGGCTATACCGAAGATGATCTTCTAGATGAAATGACCCCTTTCCCATTATCAGAGAAAGAATTTCATGAAAGAAAAAAAGATGAAATAAAAGATGAGTTACTTGTGGTTTCCAATTTCTTAGAGGAAATATTCTATGGGGATGCGTTAGCCATAACGAATGAGGACTTAAGACATGTAAGTCATTGGCATTGTAGGTCTGGTATTGTATTGATTGATATGCCACAAATTGCTTTTATGAATCGATATAATGGTTTTATGGGAGGGTTGGGGAATAAAGAATACAATAAAATGATAAGCGATGTAATACTTAATGATTCGTTCTCTGATTCTGTTTCTGATGTAAGGAAAATAGAAAATGGTTATGGGTGGGAGGCTGGACCTTTAAGTAGAAATACTGTTTGGGCTGAAGTGGATCTAAGTGTTCCAGATGAAATTCTTATTGAAGGGTTTAAGACTTGGATTTTTCATGCTAGAAAAGCTCACGAAGAAGTCTTTGGGGATGATAGTCCTAAAAAAAACATTAAAAATCACTTTAAATTATCTTTATTGAAAAGATGGAAGAGCTTAAGGGTTTTGGCATATTTGGATATGAAGATACTTTCGGATTTTTTTAATCAATGCCCTACGTTAAAACAGTATGGAGATGCTCTTTATTATGATGAGTTTGACGTCGATACGACTGAGAAAGTAAGGAAAACCCTAATTCCGTTGGTTCAGGATATTTTGGATGGTAACAGTCTGGAGCATCTTTTGAGTAAGATTCTAGCGGAAGAAAAAATCCCCAGATAGTGACCGGAAGAAAAAAGAGAGATTTTATTTCCGGTAAGAATTTTTTTTTGCTTCATACCTTTAGTTTAAATCAACGTAAGAAGAAAATTCCCCTGAAATCTACCTGCGTCCACAGAGGGCGCATAAGATAAATGGGGAAAGTATGTCTTACGAAACCAAATCATTTATTCGACTTTCTGAAGTCAGGCGTCGCACTGGTTATAGCAAGGCCTGGATTTATCGCCTTATGTCCAGCGGGAAATTCCCCGAATCGGTAAAAATCGGCTCTCGGGCTATTGCTTTCGTTGAGAGTGAAATCGACGACTGGATTAATCAGCGTATTGCTGAGTCTCGCGGGAAGGTGGCCTGATGAAAAAAGAAAACCGCCCGGACAGCAGGCGGCTAACACAGATACTCGCGGATCTGATGTTACGCCAGCCACCAGCCACAAACAAGCCCCACGACGCACACCGAAGAAGCACCGCGCCCGCGTTTATATGCTGCGTACCGGCGTTGAGGGATGGACGGAAAACGATATCCTGCGCTACTGCCGGCTTTCCTCTGGCCGGAACTATGCCACAGAGCTGGAACGCGAGCTAAGTATTTGCCTCGAGCGTCTGGGAGAGAAAAACCCGGACGGGATCGGCGCTCATATGCGTTACCGCTTTACCGGGCGCTATGACGTGCTCAAGGTTATTCAGTTCGTGAACCATATGGCCGCTATTAACCAGCACAGCGGGCTTTCTGCTCAGGATATTACCGACATTCTGAAACTCTACCCGGACAATCTCACCGCCGCATAACGGAGCCGACAAAATGAAAAATATCAGATTCAATTCTGAGGCCGCCCCTCAATCCAAAGCTGGGCTGGTGGATATTACTATTCAGGTTAAACAGCTTCCTGCCGTCGAATTTCACGGACAGCGTGTAGTGACGTTCGCCATGATTGACGAGGCCCACCAGCGACCGAGAGACACAGCCAAAAAGGCTTTTCAGCGTAACCGCGCCCGCTTCATTGATGGCGACGATTTTTTTATTGTCGGCGCGTCTGAGGTCGAATGGGACGTCACTGATCATTTAGCCAGGGGCATTAAACGCCCTGGCAAAAAAATGAACAGCCCGATACGTGGCCGCGTAACGCTGATTACCGAATCAGGTTATCTGCTGCTGACAAAGCCGTTTAACGATGACTTGGCCTGGCAGGTACAGCGCCAGCTCGTAAAAGCTTATTTCCGTTGCCCGGAGGTTGTCACTTTCCAGCACGTCGAACTGCCATCGCTCAAAGAACTGGCAGCTATGCCGGTTATTGATGCGCAAAACACCGTAACTCGTGCAGGCAATCATTCTAAGCGGCTTCATGGCTCACAGGGCAGTAACGGGATGAACCTGCGTAAGAAGGAACTCAAAGCCCTGCGCCCGGCGGAACGGCTGGTGGATGCGATGGGGCAGATTGGCTTTGATGAATACGAGTGGGAGGCGCGGCATGATTGAGCGTAAAACAGGGTCGGTCATGCGCACTGGCGGAGATCGAGACAGCGGGCGACCATCGAAGAAGCAGAATAATTCGCTGAAAAATGAGGTCTGCGCCAGCGGGCCTAAAGCGGGAAGTTCTGTCACAGCCAAGCCGGCGGGATTTTGTAGCTGTTTGCTGGTGGTGATCAGCAATGGCGCAGACCGACCAAAGAAAAAGGGCCGGATTTCAAGTCCGACCCTTTGGCTGGATACCAAAGCCCGAATTCGGGCTCTGGGATTTCGACAAACTACCGAGAATCCGGTAGTTAACAGAATTACTGGGAGTAACCCTGTTCAGTGCGTTGAAAAGAAAAGATGTAAGCAGCCTGCAACTACGGCGATGACGAGTACTACGATTAATAGCTTGTTAAGCATTTTAATCACCTCTCAGGAGTCTTACGTTCAGCCGGGTACGTCTGGATTGTCCGACTGGCTTTTGGCCATCTTACGCTGCCGGCGCTGTAGTTCGTCACGAGCAATCGTGATGATCTGCTGGATTTCCTCACCAGCTCTCGTGCCGATCTCTTCAACACGGGTCAGCGCATCAAGGGAAGATAGCAGTAAGGCTTCCTCATTGCCTTCAGTCTGCCTGCGGGCGATTTCGCTACGCATTGCGGTAACGATGAAACCAGCAGTTGACTCCCCTTCCAGCTTTACAGATTCCATGTCATTCAAAACATCGTGTGGAACGCGGACATTTTTGATTTGTGATTTGTTGTTGACGCTACCTGTAGCCATTAGACCCCCTGTGATGTGTGTGAGTGTAATACATTACATTAATAAGTGTGCATTTAAAAGTGTTGACATGAATGCACACTTGATATCAAATGAAATACACACCTTATCCACAAGCAAAGAACAGGTAAGGCACAAAACGGCGAAGCCCAGAGGTGCGCTAACACCTTCCGGGCTTCTGACCACCAGCGTTAGCGTAGATAACGAGGTAGCTATGTCAAATCGTACCACACCCCCTGCAGGGCGGGCATCACTCAGCCCTAATTTATTCCTCTGGCGCTTTCTGGCGCTCAACCGCCATGACAAAAAGGCCAGGCCCTGCCGCCTGTCTGTCGAGGCCGCAACCGAACGTGAAGCCCGCCGCATTCTGGCACCTCACTTCATCCTCTCTCTGGCCGCTCGTCTGCCGGTAGCGGAGGTACGTCATGCTTAAAACCTTCCAGGTTGACGGGGATGCGGTTAATAAACGCGGTAACACCGTCGGCATTCACTACACCCTGACCAGCGCCAGCCCGGATGCGGCCAAATCGACCGCGCAATTACTGGCGCAGCAGGGCGGCTATCTGCACGTTCGTATCAACTTTGTCCGGGAGGTGGCAGCATGAACCTGTATAACGATTTAGTTCGCCATGAGTTCGGAAAAGGCATCACCGCCGATGAGCTGGAAAGCATTCAGAACCGCGCAGAAGAGGCCGTGAGTGATTTGGTGCTAGGTATTACTGCCATTGGCAGCCTGATGTTCTGGGCAACGGACAATGAAAACTACACCGAGGAAGCCGCAAAGGGCGACATGCGCAAAATAGGCGCAATGCTGGGTGCGGTTGGGGAGGTGGTTCTTGCGCTGAACGATACAGCAGCGAACGCGGGTTTTTCTCTATCGGACAGCGGGAACGCATCAAAACTGAGGGCGGCCAAATGAATATTAACGCTATATACCGCCATCCTGCAGAGCTTGAGGCCGAGGCGATGCTCTCCCGCATACAGCCTTATCCGGATGAGTTCACGCTGGCAGAGCGCACAGCAGAGCGTATGACCCGAGCTCGCAATGGGCTGGCTCACGTTATGACTGATTTATCCCCACACCTCGACGGTGAGCAAGCAGCCATCGTGCACTGTTGGCTGGATAAAGTCCTGGCGATTGTCGATATAGCCCGAATTGATGCGGAGGCCAGATCATGAACAGATCCGTACCTTTTGAAGTCCTGATGCATGCGGAAAATGCTCTCTCCTCTGGTGAGTCTGCTATGGCTGTTCTGGGTCTGTGGATCGATAGCATTTCCAGTGAAGATGAATACTACACTGAAGCCTGTCGGGTGGCGGCGGTAATGTCGCTGGTTAGTGATGCCGTCAGTGAGCTGGTGAAAGCGAGAGACGCTTACAGCGCAAAATAAGAGACTATGAATATGAAAAATAAAGATTCTGGATCAGTTGCCAGCGGTCTCGCTCACCCTGAAATCCTCCCAGGCGATAAATGGGCGGATAACAACGGCCTTCGGGTAATTATCGAAAGCTGCCAGTTCAACAGGGTCAAATTTTACCGCGAAGGCTATCAGTCGCCGTGTATTTACCCCGAGCAGCGGTTTATCAAAGAATTTTCACCAGCAAAAGGAGCGGGCCATGAATAAACCATTTTCTCCGGAAGCAGACCGTGATGGTGTTATTACCGGATCCGGGCTGGTGGGTTTTCTTTCGGTAGTGGAAAGCCTCTGTCGCGGCGATTACGACCATAACCTGGATGAAGGTATGGGCCTTGCCTGTGCGGTGCTGGACGGTGTGGCGCTGACGTGGTTCGCAGCTGCGCCAGAACAGCACGCTTCTCTCTGGCGATGGGTTGTTGCGGCGGCATTTATTGATGAACAGGTGAAAAATAACGGGGTTATCGACTCGATCGGCGAAAATGGCAGCAAAGTTAAGGTGGCTGTCTATGCCGGGAAACCGGGCGCAATGACCGTTTATGCGGCAGCGGAGCGTATCGCTCTTGCCAGTCACGTAGAAGGGTACGCCTTGCAGAAATACGGGCCCACGACGGGTATGGATCTGGCCATCCAGTATTACCAGACCATGGTCGAATGGCGTGATGGCACTTACTGGCTGTCTGATCATGGCCGGGATGTGCTGGCCGACCTGCATGACAATCTGCTTGCGACCATCAGCGCCTTTGGCGCGCCTTCAATGCCGACGGAGCACTAAACATATGCGAAATGATTTCGTGAACGACGTGCGCGGCAAGGCTAATGGCTACTGGCCGTCAATACTGGAGCGCCTGGCTATTCCGACCAACCGCAGCGAGGGGGCTTGCCCTGCGTGCGGAGGAAATACCCGTTACCGTTTCGATGACAAAGACGGGCGGGGCACCTACTACTGCTCACACTGTGGTGCCGGGACTGGTCTGGATCTGGTGATGAAGGTCAATCAGTGCGGCGCCAGAGAGGCGGCGGAACTGGTGGCCGGGGCGATGGCGTTACCAATGCCGGAACCGAAGCCAGCCAGAGAGAAGCCTCAGGCGGATATTGCCGGGAAAGTGGCCGGGATGCTGGCGAAATCGACCTCTGGTCAGTCAGTCTACCTCACATCAAAGGGGCTTCAATGCCCCTTCCCGTTGATGCCCGATGGTTCTCTGCTGCTGGTGCTGAAAAACGGCGCTGGCGCAGTCACCGGCGCACAGACGATTAAACCAGATGGCAATAAGCGGCTGGTGGCCGGCACGGTGAAGAAAGGCTCTTTCTACACGCTTGATTCCGTTGAATCGACGGAAGCGGTGATTATCTCCGAAGGGCTGGCAACCGCGCTTTCGGCTCACCAGCTGCGCCCTGACGCTTTATGCGTGGCCGCTGTTGATGCCGGAAACCTGCTGCCTGTTGCTGAGCTCATGCGCCAGCGGCACCCGGGGGCGCAGATCATCATTGCTGCCGATAACGACATAAAGCCGGGAGAGCCAAATACAGGCAAAGAAGCCGCGGAGAAAGCCGCTAAGGCTGTTTCTGGCTGGGTGGCTTTACCTCAGTCTGAGGAAAAGGCCGACTGGAACGACTACCACCAGCAATACGGGCTGGAAGCCGCTACGGCTGCGTTTAACGATTCGATGTACAAGCCGGAGGGCGAGAAAGTGGCAGTAAAACTTAAGGCGATTGACGGCGGAAAGAAAGAGCAAAAGCCAGCCCCGCGAGCTGATGAACTGAAACCTCGCGTGGAGAGCCGCGCCGATGGACTGTACTGGATCACGCCAAAGGTGGACAAAGACAGCGGCGAGATTATCAATAACGAAACATGGCTGTGCTCGCCGCTTGAAGTGGTCGGGGCTGGAAGCGACGGTACCGAGCGTTATCTTGTTTTGCGCTGGCGTTCGCCGCGTGGCCACGAAGATATGACCAGGGCGATCCCCTGCGCGGATATCGGAGAGCGTGAAGGCTGGCGATCCCTCAAGGGTGGTGGGGTAAATGTCACGACGAAAAGCACGTTCCGGGCGATTCTGGCCGACTGGTTGCAGCAGTGTGGCGCGGGCCATGAGTGGATTATCACCCATACCACTGGCTGGCATCATGGGGCCTATATCATGCCGGATGGTGAGGTGATTGGTGAGCCAGAGACGCCCATTCTCTTTAACGGTCGCAGCGCGGCATCTTCCGGGTATGCCGTTGCTGGTACGGCTGCCAGCTGGCGGGATTCTGTCGCCCGCCTGGCCGGGGGGAACCCTTCCATGATGCTGGGCGTGGCAGCGGCATTATCGGCGCCGCTTATCGGGCTGGTGGGTGCTGATGGCTTCGGCGTCCATTTGTTCGAACAGTCGAGTGCTGGTAAGACCACCACCGCCAATATTGCGAGCAGCCTGTGGGGTGAGCCGGATGCGTTGCGGCTTACCTGGTACGGTACGGCGCTTGGCATCGCCAATGAAGCGGAAGCACATAACGACAGCCTGTTACCGCTTGATGAGGTGGGACAGGGCAGCAGCGCTAAAGATGTTGCGACTTCGGCTTATACCCTGTTTAACGGTGCCGGAAAGCTGCAGGGAGCCAAAGAGGGCGGAAACCGGGAACTGAAACGCTGGCGAACGGTGGCGATCAGCACCGGGGAAATGGACATAGAAACCTTCCTGGCTGCGGGTGGGTTAAAGGTCAAAGCGGGGCAACTGGTGCGTCTGCTGAACATCCCGATGGAGAAATCCACGGTCTTTAACGGTCTGCCGAACGGCAAGGCTCATGCCGAGGCACTGAAAGAGGCATGGAACGATAATCACGGTGCTGCGGGTCGTGAGTGGGTTAAATGGCTGGCAGCCCATCAGCAGGAGGCTAAACAGGCGGTACGTGACGCGCAAACGCGGTGGCGTAGCCTCATTCCGGCTGATTATGGTGATCAGGTACACCGTGTGGCCGAACGCTTTGCCATCCTTGAAGCGGCTCTGGTAACGGGAGCGCCGATCACTGGCTGGAGTGAGCAGGCCAGTCGTGATGCCATTCAGCACAGCTTTAACGCCTGGGTGAAAGAGTTCGGGACGGGTAACAAGGAGCACCAGCAGATCATCGAGCAGTGCGAGGCGTTTCTGAATGCCTATGGTCTGAGCCGGTTCGCTCCGTTGCCTTATGACCCCGCCAGCCTGCCAATCAGCAACCTCGCCGGGTACCGCAAGCGGAAGAGCAGCCATGACGATGCGCCGATGGTGTTCTACACGTTCCCTGCAACGTTTGAGAAGGAGATTGCTCAGACCTTTAACGTCAGCCAGTTCGCACGAGCACTTATCTCTGCCGGAATGCTTTCGGAGCCAGCCAGCGGGCGCGGGTATCAGCAAAAATCACCGCGTGTTAATGGACGACAGGTCAACGTTTATGTACTCCAGTACGGTACAGAAAAAGACGAGAGTTAAATTACACATGTGAGGCTTATTAATGTTGGTTCAGTTGGTTCAGTAAGTATTGGTTGTGTTTATATGTATGTTTTACATGTATTTATTTGTTTTAAATTGAACCAACACCGAACCAACAAATGGCTGTTTTGAACCAACAATCCACTATATTGAACCAACATTGAGCCAGTGTGCGGCTATTGCCGATGAGAAATTGCGTGAAGCTGTTGCGCTCAGGCGGAACTATTGCCAGCGTATGGCGGCGGGTATCAAACCGGATACGCGACTGTCTGGCGGCTGAACCATGCAGCGGAGCGAGGGGGAGATGAACGGGTTGTTCGTGTCAGGAGAGCAATATGAAACAGTTTCTGATTTGTTTCGGACAGCCGTCCCTGGCTATTTCGGTTGGTTATCTGGACTACTGTAACGAGAATCAGTATCCGGCCATCATTATCTGGCAGCGGATGAGATTTGCCGATATCGTCTGGCTGAATGAGCCGTATCAGGTGTCTCATCGCGACCTGTTCAGCCACCTGGATTTTCGGCGCGACATTGAGCAGCGCGCCGAGGAAATTTATCAGCAGCACACAACGGCAATGACATCACGGGCTATCACTTTTTCTCTCATGCGATTTTACAATCTCGATATTGGATGTGCTGAGGCCGCGGCTTTACAACTGTTTGATATGACGTTAAACATTATTGATGAATACACCGGGCATGGTGAGCAGGTATGACAGCACAGATTTCAGCATATGGCCGGCTGGTGGCCGGACAAGTTTGTCGGTAGCCCACCAGCCAATTTACTCTACTCAGCCACCAGCGGAACCGCCCGTTCGCGGCGAGCTGACCAGTCAAAAGAAGAAATGAGGTTAATTATGGCCAATATTACTCAAGATGATGAATGGATGATGGAAGCGGGAATTATAGCGAGGATGTATATGACTCCCCGGCAAATAAGAGCTTACCGTAGCGGGCGGTGGGTAGAAGGCATTCATTATAAGAAGCATTCCCCCGATCCGTTCGCTACAGAAGGGAGAGCGACACTTCTTTATAACTACACAAAAATCAATAAGCTTGTTGGAGATACTTAATGATTATGCTGGCTGGTGGCCGACCCGGAGACCAGAACAACGGGAAAAGGTACGAATATGGCGATGGCCCGGCTGGCGGTATCACTGCCCTGTAATACCGCACAGGGTGGTTAGTACTGCTTATAGCTGAGTGCAGAATAATTTCTGTTAAATATATGTGAAAATATGCTGTCTCATATTATACCGGTAGATTACTATTTTAATAATTCACATACCCTGTCAATCTCATTACTTTGATTGCTAATGATAAAGTTTGCGGCCATTTTTAGTGTTTCAATGTTTGCTTTCGTTACGTTATCCATATCATCCGATGCCTTATCCAGGGTTGCCTGGAATCTATGGTATTTTTCGCCCAGAAGAGAATTCATCTGATAATTTACAGCATCAGCTGAGCCGTCAAACATGCAACTTAACAATGGCAAAACCCATTCTAATTTCCCCCATCCTTTTGCATCATCATAAGGTATTGCCCGTGTGTGCTCGCCGGTTCCAAGTGATATCAAAATGAAGTCATTATCACCAGGGAATATTTTTTTTGCCTCTACGAATGCGGATACGGCAGGGCTATTGATGAATACACCTCCATCAATAAGAGCTCTTTTGCTCCCTCCTATAGATATATATGCCGGTTCAAAATAAGTCGGAGCGGCGGAGGTTGCTCTGGCTGCATCTTTCATTAGCACATTGCTATATCTATCATCCCAACTCTTTAGGAATAAAGGAGTCCTTTGCTGGATGTCATAACTTGTTACGAGCGTTTTTGTTATACTGGACTTCATTTCATCGTCGCCAAAATACTCATTGAGAACACTTTCCAGCCCCTTTGCTGAGTACGTTTCATCAGCCAATCCCGCTACAGAAGAAACACCTTTCCAGAAAGAACGAGGGAATATATCTTTTCCTCTGTCTTCATAAATTTTCACAAGGTCACTCGCTTTATATCTCGCATCACCTTTTGAATCTTTTTTAGCGCAACCTAGAGCAAGTATCGCTCCGGTTGATGTTCCGGCCATTAAATCAAAGCATTTAGAAATGGGCTTTCCTACCCTCTCTTCAATTTCAGCTAGTATTAAGGCAGGGATAATTCCACGAATACCACCACCATCAATGCTAAGTATTTTTCTCGTAGCCATGATATGACACTCCAGAATGTGTTTAGGGGGAGCTCTACGTCTTACATCATTGTTAAGGGATTTGTATCATTGAGATTTTAATTGATAAGCATAAAATATGACAAAAAGACTTCACCGTTAATTTGTATTTTAGATACCATAACCATTGCGCAAACTTCAAATGTAAGTGAGGCCCCGGAAGAAATGTTTGGTATCTTCTATACACGTTAGCTTTTAAGCTTTCTTTTTCAAGTATGATGAGTAAATATTATTTATATGTAGCTGCTAATTATGATCACTGAAATGAATAATAATCTCACATTCACAAAAAACACCCAATTACAATAATTAATGATTCCAGTGATAATTGCTTTATATCAAAATGAAAACAGCATTTAATAATGCATAGCACGGAACATTATGGAATGTTAAGGTCAAAAAGAAGAGGTGAGACCATGATAACGAATTATCTGTTGATGTCGTATATTGCACTTGCTTCCTGCTGGCCTGTGACGCTGATCCTGCTATCGGTAGCCGTTGTCGTGTTACTGCATGCTGAACGGCGGGTGCTGAATTTGTCCATCGTTGTCCTGGTTGGTTTTCTGGTCTTTGCTGCCTGGCAGTTCGGGGCGACGATGCGTAGCCCCTCTTCATGGCTGGTGGGAGGCGCAGGCAGCTTTGTACATCTTGCCGGGATAGAAGGCCGGTAAGACCCCGACTCCCGCCATCAATACCTGACCCCCTTTTCGTTACTGTGCAAATCTGCACAGTTTCTTTCTTTAGTTCACAAATCAATCAATTTCCCTTCTGGTAACGATCAAATTTACTCTTTCATATTTTGCAATATAAGCAATGATCATTCCGTTATTTGCAATTATAATGACTGTATAAATATCAGGGGGGTGGCATATGTCCAGACAAAACGTAAAGGTAAAACCAGTATTACTTAGCTTCGAACAGATAAAGGCGCTGAGTAACATTCAGGAGCAGCACCGCAAAGCGTCCAGCGTCGGTGTGGCGCCTACTATCCATGAAATTGCCCGCGGTCTGATGGACAAGGCGCTTGCGTCTTTGTCAGACGGGGCAAAAGTATGAACGCTGAGACCCTGAAGGACTTTTTAATCAGCCTGGGCTTCAAGGTGGATGATGCCGGCGCCAGAAAGTTTGATGCCATCGTTACCGGCGCGACACTCAAGGCGATTGAGCTGGGTGCTAAGGTGGAACTGGCCGCTGCGTCTGTCGTGGCATTCACCGCGAAAGTCGCCAGCAGCCTCGATAACCTGTACTGGGCCTCTCAGCGCACCGGCGCAACGGTAGAGGGCATTAAGCAGATAGGCTACGCCGTCAGCCAGATGGGCGGCAGCGTGGACGCCGCCCGCGGCTCTCTGGAAAGCCTGGCTCATTTTATCCGTACCAGTCCGGGCGCTGAGGGCTTCCTGAATCGCCTGGGCGTTCAGACCCGCGATGCCAGCGGCAACATGCGCGATATGGCGACGATCTTTACTGGCGTCGGCCAGCGGCTTAGCAGCATGCCGTACTACCGCGCTAACCAGTACGCGCAGATGCTGGGCATGGATGAAAATACCCTGCTGGCGATGCGTCGCGGCATCGGCGAGTACATGGGCCAGTACAATGCCATGAAAAAGGCCATCGGGTTTAATCCTGATCAGGCTGCGGCGGCATCCAACCGGTTTATGACGTCGCTCCGGTCGTTCGGCGAAATGGCCGGCATGGCTCGCGACAAAATCGGTTCTAACCTCGCGGGTGGTCTCGCTGGCGCCATTGATAACCTTCGCCGCCAGATCCTCGATAACTTCCCGAAAATAGAGCGCACCATTAACGCGGTTGTGAAAGGCATTCTCTGGATGGGGGAGGCCGTCGGACGGGTGGTCTATCGTCTGATACAGGCCGCGGGTGATATCCGGGACTGGTGGAAAGGGCTTGATGAAGACTCTCAGAAACTCATCGGTACGCTTGGCGGAATGCTGCTGATTTGGCGCCTGCTGAACGCCGCTATGCTCGCCTCTCCGATAACCTGGGTGCTGGCGCTCGCTGGTGCGCTTCTGCTGCTCTATGACGATTACAAAACATGGAAAGAAGGCGGTAAAAGCCTTATCGACTGGAAGCAGTGGGAGCCCGCCATTGAGAAAGCCAAAGCGGCGATATTATGGCTTCGCGACAAGTTTCTGGGCCTGAAGGACGATGTGGGAGGATGGAAAAATGCCCTGGAAGGAATCGCTACCTTCATGGCTGGTGCATGGGTGGCGAAAATCATTGGTGCTCATTCTAAACTGATGGGCCTCCCGTTACCGCCCTGGCTGAAGCTCTGGGCTCTGTATGCCGGGTATATTGTCAGCGATAAAGATAACATCTCTGACAGCGCCAAATCCTCCTGGAATTACACGAAGCGAAATATCGGTGATGCGCTGGCTGCGATTGGTATCAAAACAGATCTTGGTCGGAAAGATGTCAGTGAAGTTCGTGACCACCCCGCATGGATGGACTGGTTGCTCGGACCCGGAAAGATTATCCGTTATGGGCAGAGTAACGGCGTGGTATATGGGCCCAATATTCAGGGTGACATTCCGGGTGGCGATGCCGCTCAGTACGGGCAGTCTGTTAAGCGGCCACAGGCCACTAAAGCAGGCGCTCAGCTACTGGGCTGGATGGCACCTATGATGGGCAAACTGGAAGCGCTGTATAACCTTCCTGCGGGCCTACTCCGTAGTGTGGCTCTTACTGAGTCAGGGGGAGACCAGTTTGCTGTATCCGGAGCTGGAGCACAGGGAATGTTCCAGTTCATGCCAGGCACTGCTCGGGATATGGGGCTGCGCGGCAACGATGTGTTTAACCCGATGAAAGCGGCAGAAGCAGCGGCGCGATATCTCTCGATGCTCCTGCAGAAGAACGGCGGCGATCTGGGTAAAGCGCTGGCGTCTTACAACTGGGGCATCGGTAACGTGCAGAAGTACGGCATGGCACTGATGCCGCAGGAAACCAGACAATATATCCCCAAAGTGCTCAGTAATATGCCAGGCGGTGGAGCAACGCTGAATCAGGAAACGAACATTCATATCCACGGCGTCAATAATCCGCGAGAGGCGGCAAATCTGGTGGTCGAAAGACAGAACGCCATAAACAATCGCGCAACTCAGGATCTGGCAGGGGGTAACTGATGGATATTCTCTCAACGCTGTTCCAGCAGCATACCCGCAATATCGGGATTATCGTGCCGGATGTGGTGGTCTCGGAGAAGCACAGTGATGTGCTGGAGATTACCGAACATCCCGTCGAGAAGGTCACCAGTGCAGGTACGGGGGTGATGACAGACCACGCCTACCGTCGGCCGTCCGAAGTCGTCATGGAGGTGGGCTTTGCCGGCGGCGGGTCATTGCTGGATTTATTCGATACCACCAGCTTTGGCATCAAAGCGAAGCTGAGCCCGAAAGAGGTGTATCAGCAAATCCTCGATCTGCAGCGCTCGCGGGAGCCATTCGACGTCACGACGGGCAAGCGACTGTACACCAACATGCTGATCCGTAGTCTGGAGGTCACCACCGACCGTACCAGCGAAAACGTCCTGCGTGCCGTTCTGACGCTTCGCGAGGTCATTATCACGCAGACCCAGAGCATAACGGTAGCCGATAAGGCTGATATGGCGCTCGGCGTTAACACCTCAGCAGTCCAGGACAAAGGCGTAAAAAACCCGGTTCCGGTCGATGAATCGTTAATCTACAAACTCAGCAAACTGGCAGGTGTTAAATGAGTGTGACCGAAATTCCGTTAAGCCCCGACAGCCAGAGCTTCAGCGTAACCCTGAACAGCACCGAATACCGGATGCGTGTTGTGTGGCGTGGTGCCTGCTGGTTCCTCGACCTGATGGACAGTGCCGGTACGCTGATAATCGGCGGTATCCCGCTTATCACTGGTGCTGACCTGCTGGCGCAATACACTTACCTCAATCTGGGATTTTCGCTGTATGTGGCCTGTGATGACCCGACCAGCGAAAACCCGACTCAGTTTGATCTCGGCATTAAAAGCCACCTTTACGCAGAGACAGAGGAATAATTATGTCAAAGAACTGGATGCGTCACTTTGAGCTGGTGCTCACCGATAACGAAGGTAAGGGCCTGGTGCTCAGCGAGTTTAAAGCGACGTTCGAAATCGAATGGAACGATAATAAATGGCCCAGCGTGGCGACCGTGCGCGTGTATAACGTGGCCAGCGAGACGGCAAACCGCATTATGGGTCGTGAGTTCTCGAAAATGAAAATCATCGCCGGGTACGATGGCATTGCGCCAGTTGTTCCGGCCAGCGAAGTAGGCAAGGTTCACGAGGTGGATCCGTCTCAGGTCGGGCAGACGAACGGCGCCAACTATGGGGTAATTTTTAGCGGAGATATCCGTTTTACCGTCACCGGGAAAGATAACGTAACCGACAGTTGGGTGCAGGTTCAGGCGTGCGATGGTCAGGAAGCGTTTTCTAAAGCGTTTATCAGCACGACGCTGGCGAAAGGCTACACCGTGAAAGACGTGTACAACGTGCTGATGCGTGCGCTTGAGCCTTTCGGCATTGTCAGCGGTGCGGTACCGGAATTCCCGTCTACGGTCTTCCCGCGCGGCCGAGTGCTGCACGGTACCGTTCAGCAGTATCTCGATAACGTGGCGAATCAGTGCGGCGCCCGTTGGCAGTTCGCTTATGGCCGGGTAGATATGCTCACCGCTGATATGGCCATGCATAAGGCGGTTGTCCTGAATTCGGATACCGGGCTGGTGGGCATGCCGCAGCAGACCATCGGTGGCGGGGTGAACGTGAAATGCCTTATCAATCCGAACATCCGGTTAAATGGCCTTATTCAGCTGGATCAGACCTCCATCTACCGCGCTCAGTTGTCAGGCGAGCAGGTGAAACAGTCTGGCCCTATTACCGTCGATACCGTCAACGGCAACCAGGTGACGACCGGTCTGGCCCAGCGGCAGAACCCGGCCAGCATCGCAACAGATGGCGTTTATCTGGTGCGCTATATCATTTATCGCGGTGATACCCGCGGGCAGGAGTGGTATATGGACATGGCCTGTGAAGCGCGTAGCGCGGCAGATGTGCCGAATAAAAACTTGTTGAATGCAGGGTTCTAAACAATGAGAAACGTTAAATCTTGGTGTTGGCCTTCAGTTTTTCTCGCTCTGTCATGTGCTCCATCGACGTTATTCGCAGCAGCGCAATGCGGTGGTTTTTTGCTGAAAATGGATGAAGGTGGAAGCATGACTTATGTCAATGGAGAGCAGGTTACATCGCAGAAAATCTATTTTTTAGGCGCTAAGGGTGATTACAACCAAATGAAAATGGAAATGACTCTGATGCCAGCCAGAGACGGCAATATGTACGGCTACGAGTTCATTAAGCAGAACGGTAAAGCCTTTCTGAACGTTGAGCTGATTCGCCGGGTTATGGAAGAGCCCCGCATTATCGGTAGTTTCGACTGTAAGCGCGTACCGGACTAAGGGGCAAAAGATGGCGAATATCAGACCTGCTGAACTTCAGGAAACTCTGGAGCGTGTGAGGGAAAAATCTGTCGCAAACGCCAGGACAGCATTACCTGGCGTAATCCAGTCATTTGACCCGGATACGGTGACCTGCGTTGTGTCGCTTTGCAGCAAATCGAGCAAGCCGGTACCGTATGAAGATATCGGCAAAACGGAGTCTATGGATTTCCCGCTGCTGGTGGACCTGCCGGTGGTCTTTCCTCACGGTGGCGGCGTTACGCTGACCTTCCCGCTGGCTGAAGGTGATGAATGCCTGGTTGTGTTCTCCGACCGCTGTATCGATTTCTGGTGGCAGAACGGCGGGGTGCAGGAGCTGGTGGACTGGCGCAGTCATGATTTATCGGATGCGTTTGTTATTCCCGGTCCACAGTCGCAGGCGAAGAAAATCACCGGTATCAGCACCACGGCCGCGCAGCTGCGTACCGACGACGGATCGGCATTCATTGAGCTGGCACCGGGCGGCGCTGTAAACATCACCAGCCCGCAGATCACCTTTAACGGCCCCCTGCAGGTTAATGGCACGATCACGTCTACCGGCGACCAGACGGCGGCAGGTATCAGCCAGACGCGCCATACACACGGTGGTGTCGAGTCTGGTGGCAGCAATACCGGCGCACCGCAGTAAGCGATTTTCTCTGGCCGGCATGACGCCCACCAGCGGCAGGAACAGGGATGTGCCCCCGCTTTCATTGTTAAGAATTGTTAAGGTTAAAACGGAGTCTGCGGGCCACCGGCAGTGGCTCACAACAATGCGTCTGAGCAGTTCGTACACACTAATCAGGTCCGTACGTTTAGCGTACGGACATCGTAACCCGTTGAGATTGTTCCAGACTGTAAATATGCATTCTGCTCAGAATTCACTCACAGCCATCTAGTCAGCGTAATTATCGCGATCTGCGATAAACGCTAACCTGCTGATGATGTCGAAAACCTGCACCGCAGGCGCCCTGCGTAGCGGATAAACAGCGCGTTAAGCCGGGTTACATGTCAGACGAGAGGAACGGTAACGTAAGAGGAAAAATAGCATGAACAAGGCAAATCCCGGCACTGATGCGCTGAAGGTCGGCAGTCACAGCAGTGAAAACTTACCGGCATACAGGCAGGCACTTTCCGATGAAGCTGTCAGCAATAAGGCGTCTGCTGTCGACCGTATCCGGGCCAGAGTAGCGCTTCTGGTGAGCTATATTCCTGATGCGCGAGTGCCTGAAGATGAGCTCTCCGCATTGCATGAACGCATCGCCGGGCTGCCGGAGGCGCTGGAGAATAATGGTCATCGCAGCATTGCCCTGATGAATACGCACCGCCGGTTGCGGGAGCTGGAAGACCGGATTTATATACCGCTCCGTCGGGCGGCAGCAGAACAGTTCGAGCAGCTTTGCAGGGAAAGGCCCGGCATGACGGACGGCATGTTACTGCAGGCGCTGGTGGGCGATGAGATTGATGATTACCGGGCGAGAAACGCGGCGGCCTCACAGAATGCGACGCTGGCGGCGCTGATGCGATCATCCCCCCGCGCGGATATCCTCATCAGCCTGGTCCGCCAGCGAAATGATGAATATGGGGTGACAGTATTTAGCTGGCGCCCGCTGGCCCTGCCGTTGCAGGGTGTGTAGGAGGGCACTATGGCATCTGTCCGGGAGGTCGGCGCAGGTAATCGCCTGCGTTATGTCGTTAACTGGCTGGATCAGGAGACCCGCACCGGCCGGCGCAATACCTTTCGCACTATCGATGATGCGGCGGCGCTCCTGTATCAGCTGGAGGTGTCAGCCCTTGACTGGCGAACGGCAGATAATGCGGAGGTGGTAAAACGCTGGACATTGCAGAAACTGTCCTTGTTCTGGCTGGGGCATCAGCGTGACAGGCTGAACCGTAACCGGATCCGGGTGACCAGCTATGACCGCTACCGCTATTGCCTGTTAAACCTGCCGCCTGATCTGCTGAATAAAAACCTGAATAAAATCACCTCTCGCCAGCTTGGCGAACGGCTTAACCGGCAGTCGCTTGTTTATATCGGCGCGGCTTTTGCTTATCTCGTGCGGGCCGGCATGATTGCGCATAATCCGGTCCGCCGGAACCGCGCCCCGGCGGACAGACCCTGGCACATCCCGGATGAAGATACGGTGATAGCCATGCTGGAGCGGGCAGAGCAAAGGGAAAAAATCGCTGTCTGGCTGGGAGCGGCCTGCGGTCTGCGCATCAGCGAGGTGCTGGCGCTGACCTATCGTGACGTGAGTGCGGATGGCATTCAGGTACGCAACCATCTGACGTCCAGAGGGATTATTCGCGGCAGAAAACGCGGCAGGGGCCGTTCCGTCGATATGCCTGCAGGCCTGTATGAATGCCTCGATAAAACGCTGCTGGGTACCGACACGCCACTGATTGCCGGTAGCCACGGTCAGAGGCTGAGCCTGAATTACAGCACATCGGGGGTGATGAAGCGCCTGTTGAATGAGTTCGGCATAGCCCGCTACCACGATCTGCGGCATTTTGCCGTCTCCAGCCTGGTAAAAAACGGCGTCGATATTCTGGATGTGTCGGATATGGTGGGGCATTCCAGACCGTCTGTGACGCTGAATATTTACGGGCATCTTTTTCGTGAAAAACCGTCGCTGAAAAACGCCCTGCGCGGGGGAGTAAGGAGAATATAGTAAACTCCTTACTGTTCAGGCAGCATGCGGGTTCATTGACTGAAATCGACGATCGGGGCATTTCTGGATAAAACCGCATTTTTTCACGCTTTCAGAACGGTGTGGCGTCAGAATGCGGAGAAATGAGGAATGGCGCGGCCTGTAGGTCGATAAAGTGCGGCATATCGCATGGCTTCAGGCCGCATTCTACCGTTATCGATACGCCGCGGACTTTTTTGCAGTTCGTGAGCACCTGCCGTTTTTGCCAATGGCATGCCGGGAGAGGGAAAAATGAAGGTATCAGCAGCCGCTGAAAACGGCTTCCGGTTGAAGGGGATCTGGTGGACGGCGGCGACATTTACCGATGAATTAAAGCGGGTGCTGTCCCTGCACCGGGCAATAAGCAACCGCCGGATAGCGTTTCATTTCGGCGCGACTGAAAAGGCTGTCAGAAAGCTGAGGATGCGCAGTCGGACCGCCGACAGCGTGATCCGGAGTCTTGAGGAAGAGGTGAAGCGCAGCACGGATAAACCCGCGAAGTACCGGGAGCGCGACTGCTACAACAGTCACCTGGAAGACAGCGAGACCAGAAAAATACTGATCGCCGCCGAAGCGGAAAGGGACCGGCAGCGGGAGATCCGCCATACACAGAGAAAGCAGAGAACGCGCCGGGTTGTTGATGGTGCCGCACGTCATGAGCAGGCCAGAGCGCAGCGGCGTGACGCGGTACAGCGCTGCAGGCGGTCAGGGTTAACCCAGGCTCTGGCAGCAGAAAGCCTGTTGTGTTCGGTGAGTACCGTCCGGCGGTACTGGTGAGCGTTGAGCGCCGCTTACCGCTAATTTTCAGTTCTGATAACCCATTGAAAATGTTCCAGACCGGAGATTCCCGGTCTGCTCGGAATGTGTGTAACTCATTGATATTGTTCAAGACTGTAAATATACAGTCTGCTCAGAATGTACCCAGCTCATTGAGCCAGCTTAATTATCGCGAAATGCGAGAATTGGATAACCCACTGAACAGGCTTGATTATAACGAATCGTTAGAAGCAGATATCGCCTGCAGGGCTAGCCTGTTTGCCTGGCTGGATGTGGTTGTGCTTCCTTCCTGCGCGGGGCTGGTGGCTATCGGTTTCGACCGAAAATAAGTCTCAATGCCGATGAGATGTGAGCTATCACCGGCAGTCATCAGGCCGCACTTTACAGCGCGCATTATTCTGGGTTATATGCGATTATTAACGGCAGTAGATGGCAATAGACGATAATAAACGGCAGGAGATTGGATCATGGCAGTTACAACCCTAAACAGCGTGGCGGACTATCTGCTGTGCTTTGCTCAAGAGCACGGGGATGTTATGACGCCGCTGAAACTGCAGAAAATGGTGTTTTATGCCGATGCCTGGTACATGGCTCTGAACGATGGTGAAGAGCTGATCGCCGATCGGTTTGAGGCGTGGGTGCATGGCCCGGTAGCGAGAGACCTTTACATTCGTTTTGCCGACTATAAGTGGCAGCCGATCACCGGTGAAATAAGATGCCCGGAACTCACTAAGGACGTTACCGAACATCTGGACGAAATTTATAAAGTCTTTGGCGGCTACTCAGCTTATGAGCTGGAGCAGATGACCCACCAGGAAGAACCCTGGCTATTGGCTCGCGCAGGGATTCCATCCGATGTTCCGTGTCGAAATGATATCGACAAAGACGTCACTGCAAAATTCTACCGCGGCATGATGGATGCCTGAACGTGGCTAAAGGAAAGATTAAAGCGAGTAGAATCCCGGCGGCGGGTAGCCAAATCGTCGCCGGAACGCCCAACCCTACCACTTCAACACTTAGCTTTTCTTTCCAGTACATTGACCCCGCGCACGCTAAGTTTGGTTTCGCAGGACAGGCGGCCGCTTACTTTTGCAAAGTACTGGAGCGCCTTAAAGACATATCGAGTCTGACGCCGCTTGAGTTTACGACAAACCGAAATGCGGCTCTCAAATCGCACTGTATCGAGTGGAAAACTACCTCTGAGCCTGACGGCTTTACTCACCTTAACGAGCAGTTCCAGAGCTATACGCCTTATCAGTTCGCCATATCTCGCAATGAGCACGGGCGTATACACGGCTTTTTCATTGGCAATGTGTTCTACGTAGTATGGCTCGATCCCAACCACCAGCTTTACCCCGGCGAATAGTCAACCCATTGTTTATTCCGAAAACTGCCAATGGCGTGAGTCGGATTCAATCCATATGTGGGCAAAACAACGTTAAACGCGGTTGAGAGATACCGATTTTTCGGGGGGGGGGGGGGGATTACCCCATCATGAGGAAAATCAACAAAGTCCAGCTTTGGACTGTAAGCCGGATTTGGCTCACGAGAGGGGAGTAACTGAAGGTTACGAGGATTACCCTCTACGCGAGCAGGCTCACACCACAGAAAGGTAAATACGATGAAATATCCAACCGTATCAGTAAACGGTGTTTCTGTTCGCGTTGACGATGAAGGTCGCTACAATCTTAACGATCTCCATGCGGCTGCGGTCGCAAACGGAGAGGCTACAGAGCAGCAGCGCCCAAGTCAGTTTTTACGTAGCGCTCAGATTAAGCGTTTCATAAAAGCACTAAAAGCCAAAGTGCAAAAAAGCACTCTGGAACAAATTCAACCACTTAAAGTCGAAAAAGACTTCCGTATATGGATGCTGGCTCTGGCGGAAAAAGTATCTGGCGTGAAAGTCGGCGACTGCTATTCCAGCCCTTTGGGGCTGGTTTTTTTAAGCCTTATGACTACGAAGCATCGTACAGAAAGGACAGTTGCAGCCACTTACCGGGCTGGCAGTACAGGACCCGATATTGACTGCCTGTGATGTTCCGGCCTGTTGTCGACCGTAAAAATTGTTGGTGATATTGTCGGCGAGAGTTTCTGCCTGCATGGAACTCGCTGCGCTTGTAGCGACAGGTTGTGATACGAAAGCGAGTGCGTTGTATGAAGTGAGGACGAGAGATACAGCCATAATGCTTTTTATTTTCATATTCCAGATCTCAAGCATGGGATGAGAAGCGACATTGCTCATATTATAGGCTTTATCAAAGTATGCAAAATACCGGGTTAAATATTTCGTAAACCAATAACAAAGATTTTTCCCTCTAGGAGATTAAGCTCATGTTAAATCGTGATGATATAGAAGTAACAGTCATTAGCCTTGCCACAAAACAGGGACTGAGCCTGAATGGAAAAGATTTATTGGATATTCGCACACAGGTAGCGACAGCTCTGGCCGCCAAAAAACGGCACCGACAACGGATGATGGCACCGGCCTACCAATGGAAGAAGCCGGATAATCCGCGGCGCTAAAAGATACGCGCATACTCGCCATCTATAGCACCTTTCGCGCCTTCCCTGTCACGCATCACCGAGATGGACCCCGGAAGGCCGTAGCGGACAACGGTAGCGGTCGTCTCGCCACCCATGACGATGCTCCTTGCCTCCCGGCTCCGGTATCTCTCCAGTAACCCGTCTTTCACCATTGCTTCCAGCGTTCGCCTGGTGGACTCGAGCCAGTGCCGGTTATCGTTGATGCCCGTTCCATACAGCAGGTATGCCACACCAGATACATCGAGTGGAGGCGCACCGATCTCGCGCGTCACCCATTCCCGGTTATCCGGCTCAAAGTAGCTGAGTATCGTCTTTTTGCGGCTGGTCAGTCTCATGGTGGGAGATTCCTTAATATAGGATAGTGCTATCATACATTAATTAAAGGGGAAGGTGTTATTCTTATTGTATGACACCACTCTCATGCAATAGCAACCTCTGGCTATCTGCAGCGTACCACCAGCAAAACCATTATAAGAAAGTGGTTATAGATAAAAAGGTTAAGGATTGCTATAACAAATCTCCGCTCATTCCTCTGGAGGTAACATGGCCATTTCAGCTCGTAATCAGCTCGTCGGAATAGTGAACTCAACCGAACACGGTGCCGTTAACGATGAAGTCGAATTAACACTGGCAGGCGGCGCGAAGCTGATTGCTATCGTCACCTCTGGCAGCAAAGATGTGCTGGGGCTGGTGCCGGGTAAAGAAGCCATCGCGCTGATCAAGGCTCCCTGGGTTACACTGGCGACTGAAGATTGCGGCCTTAAATTCTCTGCCCGCAATCAGTTCGCAGGTGAGGTGAGCAAGGTAACGGAAGGTGCGGTAAATGCGACCGTTCACGTAAAAGCCGATGCCGGTTTTGAAATCGTGGCAGTGATCACCAATGAAAGCTGTGAAGCGTTACAGCTGGCTGAGGGGGTTCGCGTGTTAGCACTGATCAAAGCCTCTTCCGTTCTCATTGCTACGCGTACGTAGGCCTGCTTAACGCTTCTACCTGGGTGGCTTAATTTGCAACCGGCCTCGCACAAGCGGGGCTTTTTTGTATCCGCACCCTAATAGGTTCTTGAGCGAATGTGTACGAGCTGAAAAAGGCGGTGACCGAGTCCGGCTGGCTGAGCGATTCAAAGGTGAAGATTCTCTGCGCTAAAACGCTGGTGGTCGCCAATACTGATGCGGGCGATGACATGCTGGAAACGGCCTCGACTGTACTGCTGAAAAACCTGAGCCGGGTGCTCGGCACGAACGGTAAGTAACCATGATGCGCAGGCTGCGTTACTGGCGCTGTTTGCCGTTCTGCTGCTCGTAGCCTGGCGCTTGGTCGGCATGCTGATGGACATGGTGCTGCTGGCGTTTATCGTTGCTGTGCTGGTGCTTTTTATTGGCCGCTCATTCAAAAAACACAGTAACCCGTAGTGATGAATGGCTGAAAAACCAGCCATTCATCATCATTCATACTATCTAGCTACTAATACTTCTTTTTAAAGGTGTCTTTGTATCTCTTCCGTTCTTTGAGATAGGAAACTAGAAAACCCACAGCAACCAAGAGAAGAACTACAGCTAACGCTATCATCGCTATGCCAGTCATGTGAGTGAAACCTCTGAAAAAATATGGACATTATTGTTTTTGTGGGTCGTAGCGTATGGGGTTTATAAGAAAAATCCTAACGAATAATTCCTTTAGATTTGATAGTTTTGTATTAGATTTTATCATTTATATTGAAATGATTTTACATGCATTAATTTGGCGGAATCTGACGTATCATAGGGTCTCCGCAAGAAGTATATTGACTAAGTGAATGTCGCGTGGCTAATGTATCGCCGTGGTGAATCCCCCTATGCGGAGGGGCGATCAGCGATTATTGTGATTCTGTCCGCGGGTCATGCGTGCTGTAGCTGGCTCACTGGGAGGCACCCGGCGCCACAACCAATATAAAGATGATGATAGCCGGAAGGCCTGCTTCGGTGGGCCTTTTCTTTGGGCGAAAAAAACCGCTCAGAGAGAGTTAAATCAGCGAGCGCATTAAAGTGATATGCAAAATTAAGCACCTGACGAGTTAAGTCAGGCTGCACGATAATCTTACCACCCTTAAAGAAGTAAATTCGAATAACAGGCTATGCATTTGCGTGGCCTTTTCTATTTCTATTTTTGGCCGCCAGGACGCCACTCACTCAGTGGGTTGTCGTAAATCAATCTGGTGGCCACTCCCCATACAGGGCTCACCGACGGCGGCTCATAACCCACCCGTCGCGCGAACATGTGTGATTACTGATACCCCATTAACCGCCAATACGAGCACATTCTGATGGGCGAAAAATATGGCCGCAGTGTGCGCATACCAAAGGTTTATCTTTGCGCAACATTACCGATTTCTGATTTGTTGTCTGGGAGCATCGGGGACATCTGACCTCTACCGGGCGCTCTTTGAAATGTCTGAGTCCGCTGGAATATGACATGGCGATAACTCCTCTATGGGGAAATAACCCAGTTATACACAATCATTTTTACAGTAATGATCGCTGAGTGGGGCTCCGGTCTTTCAAACCTAACAAATCCTGCCGGACGGTTGAGATTTGTTGAGGCCTGGCTGTTATGGTTTGTTATGCCCTGCCAGGGAAAGTCGGAGGCCGGTACTTCAGAGTGCGTAGTGCGTAACGAGGTACGCAAGACCGGTACGCAGGTACGCAAAGCGGTACGCAAAAAACAAAGTGCGTACCAGCGAAAAGCCCGTCAGATCTGGTGGTACGCAAAAAAGTACGCAGCAAAAAGCTGATGAGGTTTCCAGCGAGGTTTCCACTTACTGGAAAGTTTCCACTGGAAACCTGGTATGCGTACTGCGCAGTAAATTGCGAATTGCGCAGTTTGTAAAATCACTGCGCAAACAGGCCTGTAACCCGCACCACCACTGGTATTTACTGGTGATGATTCGCAAAATTTGTGCGCAATTCGCAGATTTAATGCCAAGAAATGCCAGGGTTTCAGCGTTCAATTGCGCAATAATTTGTATCGGAATGTACCGTTTATGCCGCGGAGAGACGAACCTGAATGAAAAAACCTGACCAACAATCAAGATCCGGATGGGGTGGAAAGCGTACCGGCGCTGGGGCACCCTACGGCAACACGAACGCGGTAAAGCATGGTGAGCGCAGTCGACGGGCATTCTTCCCACTGGAAGATTGTGAAAACTTTCCACAAAAAGATTGCGAGAGTCTCTCCCCACTGGAAACCAACCGCGTTAGAAACCTCCTTTTGGCCGAGAGGTTCGGACAGTTGCTAAAAGCTAACCCGGAGCCAGAAACGGAACAATGGCGTGAAATGACGCTGATTCATGGGCTGATGGGACTGCATACCGATGAGATAATGAGGCTGGAACTGATGAAAGCGAAGGCTGTCCGTGCCTATGTAAAACGGGAGTTGCAAAGGATTAGGAAGCGAAGTGTTTCGGATGCGTGATTTGCCGGCTGGTGGTGAAAATTCTGGACAGTTCTGGACGGATGGGGAATATGGCGACGTTAAAGGCTGAGTGCAAAATATTTATTGTCCAATCCATTGCGTGCTACGAAACGCCTTCTCAGGTCGTGGAGTCTGTAAGGGATAAATTTGGCATTGAAATCACCCGCCAGCAGGTCGAATCACACGACCCGACGAAGGTCAGCAGTAAGGGGCTGGCTCAAAAATGGGTAGACATATTCAACGATACCCGCGAGCGCTTCCAAAAAGAAACCTCAGACATTCCGATCGCCAACAAGGCCTATCGTCTGCGCGTCCTCGACAGAATGGCTGCAGACGCCGAGAGAATGAAGAACTACGGAATGACGGCCGATATTCTCGAACAGGCAGCGAAAGAGGTTGGCGGAATGTACACTAGTAAGGTGAAAACATAA